TCTTAAAAATCTAGGCTGTAAAGTAAACGTCTTTTTATCCTTATCCTTTACAATTTCTAGTGTGCTAGAAGCCCAGCGGTCGCAATTGGATCCTAAATGTCCTAGCGTCTGGGCGCCCAGGCCTTTGCCCTGGTGAAGTACGCCCACAAAAAGACAGTTATAAATTTTAGTAAGTTTTTTAAACCAGTTAACTAGCTTGCGGCTTTCTACTTCGCTGTTATAATCAAATATAAGATCCAGTAAACCGTCAATAATAACTATTGGGCAATCCGGGTTATTCTCTAAATAGTTTACAATTAAGGCCCTAATTTCAGCTGGGCCGTCCTCGCGCACTGTAAAGCAGTCAGCCCAGGGGGGCAAATTATTTAGATTAGAAAAGTGCTTTATTTTATTAACTTGTCTGTAAAAATCAAAATCGCTGCTTTCAGTGTCAAAATAGGCTATTTTTCGCCTTCCTTCCGGGAAGTGTACTTTCATACCAAAAACGTCGCCTGGTTGAAATGCTGAAGCTATTGCAGCCGCTAGAAAGGTACTTTTGCCCGCCTTAGGCAATCCACTAAAGACAATAAAGTTTTGGATCGTTCCAATTGGTTTATCGTCAATAGTGAATATTACCTGGCTTTGGGGGGGGATAAAATCGGGCTTGTATTTTCTTTGTGCTAGTTTTTCTTCTAAAGTTAATTTGTCTTGTCCGTTTGTCATTAGATCCGTTGTAAAAAAGCGGTTAATATAGCTGCAATAATTAGGGCTATTACAGCTTGCTGGTTATTAGTCAATCGAAATAACTGGGGTTGTTTCTTTTGCATTTTCAATTTTTTCTAGGGTTAAAAAATATTCATTTGCTAGGGTTTCGCACTCCCTTAAAAGTGTGGAAAGGCCAATTCTACTTTGGTTGTTTTGGCTTTCCTTTGCACAAAGGATCTGCAATAAAACGTGTTCGTATTTTGTTAAGCCTGGTATTGGCGCCACTAGGCGGCCAAATTGATCCTGAACTGGCATAACTGGAAAAGCTGGGGCGTTTTTATCTATTTTCATAATCTTCGTACGTTTTTTCTATGTGTTTTAAAAATTCTTTGTGTGCTTTGTCTATTGAATATTGACTAACTGAATAAATACAATTTATTCCTCTACCTACTTCGCTAATATCAGTAAAATAAATAAACGGAACCTCATTAATTGTTATCAGTTTACAATAAACTTTTAAATATTTGCAATTTGTTGGTAATTCAATCATAAATCGTTATTTGTAGGCTTTTCAGTGTATTCCTTTACGGCAATAGATAAATACTTGTTGTTAGCTTTGCTAACTTTTACCCAGCCAGCAATTTCGTACAGCTTGCCGCCGTCCTTAAAATAGCCCTGGTAGTCGGGTTGCTTTTCGTTTTTTTTGTTTTCTACTTTGTTCATTGATCCGAAGCCGTCGGCTAGGTCTTTTAAGTACTCGTTTTTCATTTTGTTGGTTTAAATAAATTATAAAATTTGAAAAAATAAAAAAGTATATAAGCGCCGCTGTATGTAAGAAAACACACTGGAACGCTAATTGCCACAAAAAATATTATTGCGGCAATTCTAATTAGTTTGCGTTTCATTCAAAACTATTTTCTAGCCTTTTAATTTCGTGCTGGTAGTGTTCCAGTGCCGCGTCAATTAAGATCCTTATTTCAAAGCAAAGATCAAAGGGCAAATCGTTTTCATTTAAAGATAAAAACTTACCAGAACTAGAATAAAAGAAAAATGTACATTGTTCGTACGGTGAAAGTGCGCGCAGTGCTTCTAGGCGCAAAATTTTGTGTTGTAAGCTGGCTATTTCGCCCAGGATCTTACTGTCGGTTTTTAATTGCATAAAATAGGGTTTTTGTTTGTCGTTGGTAAAATTATAGTAAAAACGTTTAAACTACCAAATTTATTTTTTTAAGGGCATAAAAAAGCCCGATATAGAAATATCAGGCTTCCTTTTTGTACTAGACCATTGAAATTTATAAACCAACTTTGCTTTCTTATGCTAAAAATAGGGCTTTTTCCTCACTTCTGCGCCTTACCAGTCCTGGTAAAACTACCTTTTGGCCGTTTACAGTACCTTTATTCCAGCGGTCAAATTGGGCCGCCACCTCGCTTTTAGGTGCGCCGCTATTTAATAGCCTTAATAAAGTACTATTTTTAAAGGCTCCGATACCTACATTATAAACAAAACTGGTTAAACTATCTAACTGGTTTTGGTTAATAGGTACCTTAACCAGGGCTTTAATCTGGGGGACAATCTTTTTTGTTTCTTTTCTTAACCATTCAACGGCCTTTTCAACGGTTATGCTATCACCCAGTTGTACTTTACGCTTCGCGTCGTAATTGTAGGTAGATCCGTAACCAATAGTTGGTATTCCCACTGGATCAATATAGGCCCTTAAATATTTGTTTATGTCGTCTGCTTCAAATCTTTTAATAAGATCCTCGGCCTTTGCTCCTATTGCCATTGTACTGCTTAATAAGATTAACGCCACAACAGTAACCACCAATATTTTTTTGGTTTGGCTTGTCATTATGGGCGGTTGTTTAAATTAATATCACTGTCCTTTGCGGCAAATAAACCCAGTCCGCTTAAAATGGCTGTAATACCAGTAGGCACGTCGCCTTTTAATACGGTTGCAACGCCAGTAATAACAGCGCCCAGGCCAAATAAACTTGTTTTCCAGTTCTTAAACATATCGTTATAATTTAGTTACAAAATCAAGTTTGGTTTCAATGCGTGCCAGCCTATCTAGTATTTCGCTATTTGTGCTGTTGTGCTTTGATAGATCAGCTTCAATTTTGTCTAATCTATTTTTAGTAGTGAAATAAAACCCACCGCCAGCGGCAATAAAAACAATAATACTAAATAACAGTTCTGTCTGCATTTTCCTCGTCTTTTAATAGTTCCCTAGCAACTGCATTGTACGCGTCTGCTGCTGTCATAGCAGCCGTTAAATTTTCAAATAAACCGCTTTTGCTTGCTGCGTCTAAAATTTGTTTTAAAATTGATAGTGCTTGTTTGGTTTCCATTGGTTTTCGTATTTTAAAGGTTAATTAAGCTAGTGTAATATTAAGCTGCGTTGCGGCCCATTCATAAGCCCACTGGTTAACGTCTGGTTGTGCGCCCCATTGATCGTATTTTGGCTCACCCATTGTTAAATTGCCGTCTGCTAGTTTGCTAGCGTCTGCGTCTAATAACTGCCAGTAAAACGTTGCACTGTTTAATAAATTGTCATTAATGATGATTAAATTAAAAAGTGTTGCTGTTTGTTGTTGTCCGTTTACCCATAGGGTTATTGGTTGAATTTGTTTCATATTATTTTAAATTAAGAATTTATTGATCTTGATACTTCATACCAAAATCCAGAAATATATATTAAAGTTATTGTATCAGCTGCCGTTGATGTAAAATTTAATCCACCTAATAAATAACAATTAGATCTGTCAATAGTAGTATTACTATCACTGAAATACAAAGTAATTATTTGTCCTGGTATTCCATTTAAAAAATTTGTAATTGTTATGGGTGAAGAATTTTGTATTCCTAAAAATGAAACTCCTAAAACACTTGGCGTTGTATCTCCATTAGTATAAGTTCCAGCTCTGTAAGAAATACCTGAATTTAACATTCCAGCAACTTGTAGCTTTTGGCCCGCGTCCGTCGTTGTGCCGATAAGTAGGTTGTTTGTTGCATAAGCTACTGTTAAAGCTGCTGTACCTAAACCATAATTGTAAAGCTGCATTTCAGTATTAGAACTGGTTGCAGAACTACCAAAAAACCAATTATTTGTTCCAGCAGTTTGAAATCTTAATGCGTTATCATTTGCAGTAGTTCCTCTATTAATATACAAACCAGCATTTGTAGTGCCAGCACCAATATTTACAATATTACCGCTAAACGTTGCAGCGCCAGTTGTTCTACTTAATTGTAAAACTGTTGTTGATCCTCTATTGATATAAAAATCATCATTTACATATACTTCCCATAATTGAACTGCATCTTGTAAAATTAAACTGCAATCTTGGCCACCATATACTCCTAAAATAGTATCAGCGCCGCTTGGTGAAGTAAAACTTGAAGCACCTATTCCAACACTACTAGCAAAAGTTGCACCAGTATCAACTTGAAATAAACCACTACCACTATTTTGCGATACTCTTAAATTTGCATTGTTTAAATAAATATCCCATTGACTACTTCCACTACCACCATACACACGCAGTCCATTTCCCATACTACTACCAAAGGTTGTAATACCTGAAATAAAAGCAGTTCCGCTAACTTGCAACTTTTGGCCCGCGTCTGTCGTCGTTCCCAAAAGAAAATTTCGTGCTGGGCTTATTCTAGCTGCTTCTTGTACGTTTGCAGCGCCAGCGTCATATATACCAAATAAAATTGGGCTTGCTGCTGCTGTTGATCCGTTAAAGATACAAAAGTCACGATCCGCGCTACCCTGGATAAAATTGTTTGTAGCTGTTGAAATACCTAAACCCGCGCGCTTTGTTGCACCGCTTTCAGCATTGTCAATCCTTAAACTAGGTGCGCTTGCACCTACTATTTGTACCCCGTTATCACTAGAAGCACTTGCCACAACTAATTTACCAGCGCCAACAGTTGACGTGCCAATTAATACTTGGCCCGTAGTGTTTTTAACTGTTACTGGCTGAATATTACCAACAGCGTCAAATATCCCAAAATCATTTGCACCAGCGTTATAAAACGCACCTATACGCCATAAACCAACGCCGTTATTTTGAAAACCTATTCTAACGTCATTGGTTGCTACTGTTTGATTAAGTATTGCAACAGTATTTTGATCGTGGTGAACGTCTAGGGCCGTACCTGGTGCATTTGTATTAACGCCCAAATGTCCATTTGTAGCGTCCCAAAATAGATCGTTGCTACCAGTAATTGTGCTGGCACCGTTCCAAAATGTTACTTGGCCGTTTGCACCTGTACCAGTTACAGTTCCAGTTCCAGGGCCACCGATTAGATCCCAGCCAGTACCGTTATCGCGATAAAACGCAAAAGTATCTGTTGACACAAAGATCCTACCAACAAAACCAGCTGCGGGCCTATTGGCAAAAACGTCAGCATAAAAAGCTGGCGTCTGTCTTTGGTTTAATATTGATAAATCTATATTAGGCATTATAAAATATAATTTTTCTTAACAGTTACTAGGTTGTTAAACCCGCCTGAATTAATGAAGTTAGCAAAGAAACGGCGTGTAGTAAATTCACCAGCGTTCCCCTCAATTTGTAAACTTTGATTTTGTTGCAGCGTAACGTTTTCAATTTGCACTGCATTGGATCCGTAATTAATAAACAAAATACTGTTACAATCACTTGTAACGTACCCGCTAACGTCATACGTTGTAAAGTTTACGTCGTATTTTATAAGATCCGCTGTTACTTTAAAATCAGCCATTTTATTTTAATTAAAGGTGAAAAGAAAATTAAATTGTGAACGGTACGCCCATTTTTTTAACTCCACTTACCTGGTTAACGTAATATGTTTGGAAAACTCCGTCTTGTTTGTATTCTAGTTCACGCGCTGGCGCACTAAAATTTTTAATATCGTCAACTATTGAAACGCTTTCAGTTAAAATAGCTGGCGCTGTTTGCGCTTGCTGTCCTGGTTGACCTGGTTGATCAACAAAACCTGGCTGCTCAATTTTTATGTCAGCTTGTTTCTTTTTCATAAAGAAAAAATAATAAGCCGCGGCGGCTGCTACCAATAACATTAAATTTTTGTTGCTCATATTTCAAACATTGATTTTTCTTCGTCACTTAATAGTTGTGCTGGATCCGTAATAAATTCCCCTTCCAGTGGGCCAATTTCAACAGATCCGCGCCTTTTTGGTTTTCTAGTAGCGGCGTAAACAATTACGCCAGCTAATAAAAGTAATATAATTAAACCGCCCTTTTTTTTCATCTTAATAGTTTTTTAAACCGTTAACGTATTTTATTAACTGGTTTACTTGCTCTGCGCTAAATCTATCCGCTGGCCAACTTAAAGCGCCACCGCCCTGAAGCCAGTTCAATAGATCCTTACCTTTCATCTGGTTAAACTTGTCAGCCAAATAACTTACCTGGCTTTTAGTTTTTAATTGTTTAAATACGCCTAAAACAGCGTCAAAATCGTCACTAATATATCCTGGTGCGTTCCAAATTGTATTAACAAATCGTTGAGCGTCCGCCTCTCTAATAAGCGTTGCACCGCCTTTGCGCCAATAGTTAGGGTTCCAGGGGCTTTCTGGGTTGCTTGTCTGCTTTTCAATTTCAATTTCTTCATCACTTTTTTGCAGCCCTACGCCTTCCAGTAACGGTTTAATTACTTTGGTATATCCAAAATAAAGCACCACCAGGCCAATAATTAAACTGCTATTGTCTTTTAAAAAATTGTTTCTGGCCATTATAACATAAATAACAATGAAGATAATTTAGCGCTACTCATTTCATTTAATTTTCTCAAATGATCAATAGAAACGCCTTTACTCATTAATGATCTTAAAATTTCCACCGCTTCCGCTTCGTCGTCTATTCCAGCAATAGCCGTTGGCGAGCCGCCTTTTGTCATTAGTCCAGACATTAAAGACATTACGCCAGCAATTAACGCTTCCTGAACTTGCGGGCTGCTTAACATTTGATCAATAGGGCTTTTTGGTGCTTCTTCTTCTTCTTCTTCTAGATCTTCCATTGCCTCTATTGCCGCAATTCTACTTTGTAACATTGCGTTTTGCTCAACTAATTTTTCCAGTAACATTTCAGTCCTGGGGCTTCCTATTCCCGCCATTGCTTGCATTGGCAACATTGATTGGGGCCTATTTAGCTGAAAAGAAATACTGGTAAGGATCGGATTTTCTTTTTTCTTACCCCTTCCAGTACTTCCCTCGCTAATAACTTGTATTAAATACGGGTTGTAATTTTCTATGTTATTGCGCAGCTGTGTTAGTGCGTTTACAAGTTCCTGGCGTCCAATTTCTTTTTCACCTATAAAGTTGTATCGCAAATATTGCGGCGTTGGGTTAACGCCAGCAAATATTTTATATTCGCTTCCTTCTGCTGCGTCATAAAAATTTATGACTTCATCAATAGTAAATATTTCAGGTCTAAACGCTGCCATAACATAAAAATTTTACAAGTAGTAATAAACGCCAAAACTATACGCAACTGCTGTTGTGCCTAGTGCTGTTGGCAAAGATACAAATGATTTTGTCCAGCTAATATCAATATCATTCATACTTGGTAATTGAAACACATAAGGTGTAGCGCTATCGCTAATATCTTGAAGTGCTACCAATGGGATATTGTATATTAATTGTAAATCACCCTGGTACAAAGTTAAAAATGACTTTTTCAAATCAGCTAGCGCAACTGGTGTTGATCCAGTTAACGGCGTTGCTGAAATTGATCCAGCGGCGTAAACTTGTACAGCCTCGATCTTTGCGTTTCTTAATTGTGGTAAATCAGGAAAATAAAAACGTGTTAGTGTAGATCCACTAGGTACGTTAATTTCAACTGCTTCAAACCTTTTGATACGCATATCTTAAAATTAATAAATTAAAAAAATTGACGGTAATATCCGACCGTCGGCGGCGGCGTTTAAGGCCCGCCAGGCGCATAAGGTTATTACTTAACAGTAGTAACGTTTTGGCATAAGATACCGCGTTGAATAACTGCGATAAAACTATCAGCTAAAACTGTTGCTGGCGCACCATTTGCAGTTAACTGGAAGTTGATATTTGCAGCACCATTCATTACAATACCTGGCTCAACTGGATAAAACGCGTCGCTACCAGCTGACCATTGATCAGTTGTGCTTGCACTTTGTTGAGTTTGTGGTACAAAGTAGTGACGTAATACGTCCCAGCTTGGCAAAATCTGCTCGTTATTAATTGTAAGATTCAAAAAGCCATTATAAATTGACCATAAATTATCGTCAGTTGCAGAAGTAAATACAGTACTGTTTGGGTATGTATAAAGTTTTGCAGCTGTGTTAGTGCCAGCACCAACACCAATTAAAACAGAAATTTCAGTTGTAACAAAAATGTCTTGTAAGTTAAGTCGCTTTTCGTTAACGCGGCTAGCGCCGTTTTGTGTATCATTCACCAATACTGGGATATGATAGTTTGCAATAGAAGTGCTTAAAGCTACTTCACTGCGTAAATATGACTGCGTCAATTTAGCGTGTTCAACACTGTAACCTAAACTGCGCACTAGGGTTTTCGCATTTTCGAAAACCATTCTGCTTCCCATTTGAGTTGCCATTAGTTATAAGTTTTTATTTTTTTAAATAAAGGTGAAAAGAAAATAATTAACAGCCTTCTTCGTCCAGGCCAGCTATTGACGGCGTCATATAGCTTTTGTCAACTAATCCTTCGCGGTTGTAATAAGCGGCGATAGCTGGCGCTTTGTAATCTACATTGCTAGATACTGCACCGATACCGTTTAATACTCCAAAAGATTGTACAAGTTTAAGACCACCTACAGCGATCATACCAGCTGCAAGACCTTGGCCCGCTGCTCCTTTTACAAATTTTGGTAAGAAAAGACCTACTGCAACTGGAACTGCTGCTTTGATCTTCTCGTTTGTTGCTGCTGGTAAAAACTTACCAACTAATTGTGCTGCTGCTGCTCCCGCAACTGTATAAAGTACAGTTGAAGCTGCGCCGCCTACTTTGCCAATACCAGACATTCTGCGACGTCTAGGGGCTTTTTTTGCTGCTTTTCTTCTACGCATTTTTTTTGTTTTTAAATTATTGTGAAGTATTTAATTTACCAAAGTAATTGATCAGCGTAATATCCTGGGGATCCTTTTACCGTTCTATCGCTTTGGTGTCTTATTTTATAAAGTTTTCTTTTTTCGTCTGCAATCTTTTTACCGCAATATCTTAAATAACTTGGATAATCTAAATAATTTGGATCACCCACACTAGCTAACAAATTACCATAAACGTCATACACATCAATTTTTTTATTTTTCTTTTCACTAGGTAAAACAATAACATTTAACTGCTTTGCTTTTCTTTTAGTATAAAGAGAAATTTTGTACATTTTAATATTTGATTTTTGGCGTTTTTTCTCTCAATTCATTAATCTTTTTTTCTAGATCTATTGTATTATAAGATTGAAAAACTACACCACCACCATATTGTTTATTATCAAATTTTCTACCACCTATTAATTTAGCTTTTTTAAGTGCATATTCATATTTTTTAGAAAAAGGTAAAAATGATTTTTCTTCATTATTTAAAAATTCTAAAAAATGAACTACATATCTAGGATTGCCATATACATCATTGTTAATTCTAGTAAAATCAATTTTTTCAAATCCAGATACTACGCGAATATTAACGTTATGGCTTTTAGTGTCTTTGTGTATGCTTTCAGCTTTTTTTACGCCAGATACTCTACGAACGTGCTTTTTAACTACTCCGTATTTAGTATGTTTTTTCTTTGCAGCCTTTTTAGGTGCTGCCTTCTTTACAACTTTTTTAGCCGCCTTTTTAGGTGCTGCCTTCTTTGCTGCCTTCTTTTTAGGGGCCGCGCCTACTTTTTTACCGTAAACGTGTGCAAACGCTTCCTTTAAAGAAACGCCAGTTTTTTTTCTGTATTCAATGGCTTTTTTGAAATTTGCCTTTGCTGCTTTTTGTGCTGCGGTCATTATTTTTTCATTTTTGATAGTGCTAAAATACCAGCGCCCACAATTCCCAGTGTCACCCACATATTCAATCCAGCCTTTTGCGTTCCTGGTGTATCTTTTTTATAATTAATTTGATCCTTTGTGAAATAGGATCTATCTAAATAATTTTGCTGTAAATCGGGCCTTTGCAATAAAAATTTTTGTCTGTAATTATCTAAATAACTATTCCAGTAAAGTTTATCTTCTGGCAATAGATCCATAAAATCATTAGGGTAATTTTGACGGTACCAGTATAACAATTCGTTTACATCAACATCAGCGGCCTTAAAATTTTGTTGGCTCCCAGCTATAACAGTAGCAAGCCTAGTTCTAGCGTCTTGGCTCGTAATTTGCTGCTTTACGGCATTAATTACGTCCCTGGCTTCACCAGCTGGCCTTTGTAAAGCCCCCCTAAAAAAAGGTATCAATCCAGGTAATACTTTTACGGCTGTTGTAACAACAGCTGCTATAGGTATTACACCAATTTTATTTGCCTTATTATAATACATTACTTTTTCTTAAAAATTAAAAACGCTGCTAGTGCCGCACCACCTATTAACAAAATTGTGTTGGTATTAATACCTCTACTTTGTTCTGGTTGCTGTTGCATAGGCATTAAAGGCTGTTGGTACTGGCTTGGTACATAACCGCCACCAGGACGCGAAGCGCTTATAATATCTGGTGCCGCGCTTACTAGTGAACTAAACGCATTTTGCCAGTCAAATTGACCAATCCCAGCTACACTTGGTAAATCTTGAAGCGCCACAGTTACTTTGTTTATTGCAACTTTGTACTGCAATTCCTTACTAGATCCTGGAGTAATTACGCCAGCTTGCAAAAGCCTATCGCGATCCCTTACCAGTTTATCCCTATACGCTTCCATTTCTGCGCGTTTGTCGCTTGCTGAATAACCGACGCCGCTTAAAGCAATTAGTGCCATTTTTATTTTTTTATCTTTATAAAAACTAGGTTGTCTTTTCTCGTTAAATCTGTTTAATACTGGATCAATCCAAATTTCTTTTTTTGTTCCTGGGTACATAACAGCAAAAACGTGTTGTGGCTCCCTGGTTGTATCTTTATACCCCGCAAATCTAAACGCCAACGGTACTTGAAAAATACCTTTACGGTTTAAACTATCGAGCACCCCATTTGCAAAAAGTGCGTAACTTTTGCAATCACCTGGTAAAGCTACTATCGCGCTTGGGCTTCTTAATGTCTGGTTGTTTGTGCTTTCAATATAGTAAGGCACATTTGACTTTAAAAAATTCCAAATATTACGCGCTGTTTCTAGTTCACTTTCACCGACAAAGTAATTACTTATTTTGTCGTATTCGTCCTGGTATTGATAGTGTGTGTTAACAATTCCGTCTATTATGTCGGTAACTGTTTGATCCGCACTAACTACCTTTTTATAGTTATTAAAAGGCGCCAGCTTTTTTAAAACTGCGCTTTTAGAAACCATTAAAACTGTATTTTATGTCAAAAGGTAATAAAACGCCGTCCACCTGGGCTGTACCCGCTAGCCTAAAATCAGCCTTTTTGCTGCTTATAAGCTCTCGAATAGAAGATATTGCGCCTTCTAGTGTCGTAACCGCCACCAGTGGCAAAATAGCCTGGCTATTTGCTAGTATTACCGTTCTATTGTTATAGTAAACATCAGCCACCTTTAAACCGCTTGCCAAATATAGCTGCGCCCTTAAATTGCTTAATTCTGTTCTAAATGCTGTTGGGTTGTAAATTGTTACCTCTATATTGATCTGCGGATCTAAAAATGATCCACCGAGGCCCACCCTGGATATTACGAAGCTAACGCCTTGCGAAAAGCGATACTTGCTGTAAACCCAGTAAACTGCTGCTGCGCCAACTAGGGCTGCTAGCCATTTTTTTGCTGCCATACTCTTACAAAGTTACGAAAATTACCTGAAATTAACTAAAAAAAACTTTTTTTTAAAAATAGTGTGTGTTGGTTAAACTTTTAGTTTAAAATTTATTATCTTTGTACCTCTGGT